CCTGCAGTCGACCCGCCACAGGATTTAAAGACAGAAAAAGATTTAGAGTATGCAAGAGAGAACCTATATCATTTGATTGAGAGAGGTCGAGACGCATTAGATGGTATATTGGATTTAGCGGGTCAATCACAACACCCGAGAGCATTCGAGGTAGCAGGTCAATTAATTAAAACGATCTCAGATACCAATAATGATTTGGTTAAGCTACATAAGAGTGCAAAAGAAGTATTGTCTGATCCCTCAGGCCCAGACAAAGTTACAAACAACCTGTTTGTCGGTTCCACGGCAGACTTAACAAAACTATTAGGTGGGAACGCTAGGGACGTACTTAAAAAGAAGTAACGGGGTATTAGGACTTGCTCGGTTACAGAACCTATTATATACACTTTTACAGAAAGGTCAACAGTTAATTCATGACATATCTTACATTAAACGAATCTGCTACATTTGATGTAAACCCCTATTTGACCAAGCCAATTGATTTAGGCTTTGTTCCTACCAAGCAGATGATCAACAACTTTGATCAAAGCGGCTATTCATTATCGAAGTTAGAGATAATGTATCATAAAAAGAATGGAGTGTTTTTAGATGAAAGCGGTCCGGGAGTCAGTAGTAGACGGTATTGGTATCACGAAGATCCAGCTAAACTAGAAGGTGCCATTCTCAATCACGGATACCTATTTCAAAGAAGAGCATATGAGGATGAGGCGTTAGATGAATTACTCAAGTGGGGTAAATCTAATCCTGTAGTCTACAAGCTAGCCAAAGTCAAACCCAAATGGGGAATTGACTTTAGTATGGATTGGGTAGACAAAGAAGGAAACGTATGTGAAGTATTTCACTATGAATGGGACTCGTTTGTACTTGATCCTGTTCTTGAAGCTAAGGAGAAGATAGAAGCTCTAGTAGAACGCACTGATTGGGATGATATGGGGAAGCAAGTACTAAATAAGAAGGACGAATGGTATCACCTACCATTCTTCGAACAATCAGACTGGAAATGTAGATTCTTTGGGTTACCACCTGAAGAGTTTAAAATGGTAACATGGAACTAAAGTTATGTTAGAAAAGATACAATTTATTTTCGATTATGTGACCAATGCATATTTAATAATGTATATCGATAATATGGGAATGAGGTTTATCTGCTAATGTTTGAATACAATTTTAAGTTAGTAAAGGTTATCGATGGTGATACTGTCGATGTTGATATTGATCTGGGCTTTGGTATCTGGATCCATAAAGAACGTATTAGAATGATGGGAATAGATACTCCTGAATCAAGAACACGTGATCTTGAAGAAAAGAAATATGGACTTGCTGCTAAGGAAAGAATCACACAGCTACTTGCTATGTCAAAGTGTCTACTGACATTTAAAGATAAGGCAGGTAAGTTTGGTAGAGTGCTTGGAGACTTTAGAGTATATGATGGAGCAACAGATAGAGAATCTACCATTACAGAGATTATGATTAGGGAAGGTCATGGTGTGGCTTATCATGGACAAAGCAAATCAGATATTGCCGAACAGCATCTGGCCAACAGAAAGAAACTAAATGAATCAGGGCTTGTCCTCTAAACAAATTTATCTAGGCAACGCCAAGCTCAAAAAAGCTGGTGTTCAAATTGACTACACAGAAGAACAATTAAAAGAGATTGTTAAGTGTAGCAATGATATTGACTACTTTTGTAGAACATATATGAAGATTGTCAACATTGATGAAGGTATTGTGCCTCTAGATTTATATGACTTCCAACTTGATATTATGAAATCTGTTATTCAAAACAGATTCTCGATTTGCAAGATGCCTAGACAGTCTGGAAAGACAACAACAATGGTTGCTGTCATTCTTTGGTTTGTTCTATTCAACGAATCCTTTAATTGTGCTATTTTGGCAAATAAGGCCAGTACTGCTCGGGAGATCTTGGGTCGTTTGCAAATGGCATACGAATGGCTTCCTCATTGGTTGCAGCAAGGAATTGTAGAGTGGAACAAAGGTAGTTTGGAGTTAGAAAACGGATCAAAGATTTTAGCCTCATCAACGTCGTCCTCAGCTATAAGAGGTGGTTCATTTAGTTTGGTGTATTTAGATGAATTTGCATTTGTACCACCAGAGCTACAAGAAGAGTTCTTTGCATCCGTTTATCCTACAATTTCATCTGGTGCAACATCGAGAGTGATGATCACATCAACACCAAAAGGAATGAATCTATTCTATAAGTTATGGATTGATGCAGAAGAAGGAAGAAACGAATACACACCAATTCAAGTTCATTGGTCTGCTGTTCCAGGTAGAGATGAGGCTTGGAAACAACAAACAATCAACAACACCAGTGCTGATCAGTTTAGACAAGAGTTTGAGTGTGAGTTTATTGGTTCAAGCAATACATTAATTAATCCAGCTAAACTAAGTATGTTGACATTTCATGAACCCGTATCACAGAATGAAAATGTTAAAGTTTGGAAAGAACCAGAAAAAGGTCATGTATATGCACTGGCTGTAGACACCTCGAGAGGAATAGGAAATGATTACTCAGCTTTTACTGTCATGGATTGCACTGCCGTACCTTATGAAGTTGTATGTACATACAGGTCAAATATCATTGCTCCTATGGTGTATCCGAACATTATATTTGACGTTGCAAGCAGATATAATCGTGCAATCGTATTGGTTGAGATCAATGATATCGGCCAACAAGTAGCAGATATCTTACATCATGAGTTAGAGTATGAGGGAATACTAACAGCTGAGTGGAAAGGTCGAGCAGGTCAGTTACTGACTGCTGGATTTGGAGGAAAAGCACAACAGCTTGGTGTGAGAACAACAAAACAATTAAAAAGGATTGGTTGTGCATCTCTAAAGACTATTATTGAAAATGACAGACTGGTGTTAAACGACTTTGAGATAATCAAAGAGCTAACTGCATTTAGCGTTAAAGGTAGTAGCTATGCAGCAGAAGAAGGATACAATGATGACTTGGTAATGTGTCTTGTTTTATTCTCCTGGTTAACGGGACAAGAATATTTCAAGGAAATGACTGATATTGATATAAGAAAGAATTTACTAGAGGCAAATGAGAAAGCTATTGAAGAAGAAATGCTTCCGTTTGGATTTATGGACAATGGTATGGTGGAAGATGATGATTGGGGTGAATTTAATAATGGTGAACCTCTGCTAGTAGATCATCCTTACAAAGTAGAATATTGGTAGAAACCCGGTATTTTATAAATATTTCACGAGCAAATCCGTTGCTTTAAACCTTTATGAAGGAGAAAGAGAATGCCATTTCAAGTAAGTCCTGGCGTCAATGTAACTGAAATCGATTTAACTACTATTGTGCCGGCAGTCTCCACGACGGATACAGCGCTAGCTGGCCATTTTAGATGGGGACCTGTTGAAGAGAGATCCCTTATCTCATCTGAAGAAGAATTGGTTCAGGTATTTGGCAAGCCAGATGGAACAAATTTCGAGACGTTCTTTACTGCGGCAGCCTTTTTGAGTTATTCAAACAAGCTGTTCGTCGTTAGAACGACTGAAGCCTCAAATACAACACACGGTCCGAGGAATGCAACTGCGTTGCAAACAACTGCGGATCATGGTACTGTTAACGTAAACTCCGGTCTTGTAGACGGTGGTACCGCTGACAGAGCCAATACTAGCCACACAATCCAGATCAAGAGTGAAGATGCTTATGATAATGAAGTAACGTTGCCTTCGAAGGCTGCGTTCCTTGCTAAGTATCCAGGAACTCTCGGAAACTCACTTAAAGTTTCTGTTTGTGATAGCTCTGATGCTTTTGAAAGCACGGTTGCTAATACAATTGCCGGTTTGGATTCAGCTCATCTGATTGCAAACGTTGGTCTTAAAACACTAACTGTTGAGATTAAAAGTACTAAGTCAGGTGACACAAGAACCGACTTCACGACTGCTGAAGCGCGGTTGGCTATCAACACAGTTTCGAACACCGTAAGTTCGTTTGCCCTTGGTGATCTAGTCAGAGTTGGTAACACTTCTGTTGGATTCCAGGTAATGAAGGTTGCCGCTAAGTCTGCTACGACAAACACAGCTGCCCTTCACTCAAATAACACTCATACGCAATATACTGCTCAAGCTACTCTGACATTTGAAAGTAAGTACACCTTGTCGACAAACGTCACAGCCAACCTGCAGAGTGAAGGTATTATTCGTAGATGGGAGTTCTTCAATCAGTTTGAAAAAGCTCCTGGTACATCAGACTATGCAAACAACGTTGCTAACAACGCTGATGCAAGTGATGAACTACACATTTGTGTTATTGACGAAGATGGTGACATTAATGGTGTTAGAGGTCAGGTCATCGAAGCGTTTGGCGCTCTTTCAAGAGCAACGGATGCAAAGAATGAATCCGGTGAATCAACATACTTTAAAGATGTAATTAGCAACCAAAGTAAATGGTTGTGGTGTGGTGGTGCTACAATCCGACCAGCTTCGGAAACAAACAACACTACTGCAACTTATGTTAACACAGCTGTTAACATGGTTAACAATGCCATCTCAAACACAACGGTGTTAACAAGATCAATGATT